CATTGCCCTGGATCCGGATGTTGAACACGATGGCTGATACGATACTCCGGGCAGCTATGAAGCAAACAGATCCGCCAATCGCCGTACCGGATAGCGGATTCTTAGCGCCAATGAACTTCAACCCTAGAGCGCAGAATTATTACAAAAAGGGAAAGCTTGATCCAACGAAAGATATTGCTCCGATAGGAAACTATGGGAAGATCAACATCGGGTTTGAAACGCTGGAGTATTATTCTGATAAGGCCGGATCCATGATGTTCAAGGATGCCTTTATCAACTTCTCCAATGTAACAAAGCAAATGACAGTACCGGAAGTTATGCAGCGAGCCAATGAGCAAATGACATTGCTCGGCCCGGCAGTTGGCCGGTACATGAGCGATGTATTGCAGCCGATGGTTGAGCGCACAATCTCAATGCTATGGAGAAAGAATAAATTACCGCCTATTCCGGATGAGATGATTCTGAATCCGGAGTATGATGTAAAGTTTGTAGGCCGGTTAGCACAGGCACAAAAACAATCCGAGATGAATAATCTAACAAATGCCTTGTCGATAGCCGGCCAGATTGCCCAATTCAAACCGGAAGCGCTTGATAAGATCAACGCTGATGAAACAATCGATGAATTGTGGGGTATTACCAATGCTCCGGCACGAATGATCTATGACAACAAGGAAGTTGCAGAGATCCGGATGGCCAGAGCAGAGCAGCAAGAGCAGATCGAACAGATGCAAACAGCAGCAACGGCGGCCCAGGTTGGCAAGGATGCAACGCAAGCCGATAAGAATATCGCTGAAGCTGGAGCAACCGAACAGGCGGCCAACTTAAAATGATCGATCTAACGGATCCAAAACAAATAGGAGCGCTGAAACAATGCCTTGATTATTCATTTAAAGGGCCTATGGGAGAGAGGACAATGGAGTTTCTTGAGCAGTTTTGCGGATTCTACAACGGCGGCCCTAGAGAGGATATTAACCGGTTGCAGTACGAAGCCGGAAAACGAGATGTGATACTCACACTCAAAACAATAACCCATCCGGATTGGACACCGGAACAGATCGCAGAGATCTACAAAAGACAGGAGAAATAAACAATGGATACCATAAGCCGATTCATTCGACACCTTATGCCCAAAATGTTAAATAACAACCGGGGAGAGGTTGCAACAGGAGCGGATCCAGCAGCAGCAGATCCTAATCCATCATCGCCGCCACCGGGAACGCCACCAGCCGGAGATCCATCCTTGCATGATCCAGCGCCTATTGCGCCAGGAAATACCGGAGATCCAGCGCCAGCCGCAGATCCAAATGCTGATCCGGCTCCAGCTGATCCTAAACCAGCGGATCCAAAGCCAGCAGCAGCAAAGAATTGGTATGATGGATTGAGCGATGATCTAAAGAACAATCCAACAGTACAGAAGTACAAAAGCCAGGATGAGATGGTTAAAGGCCATCTTGAATTGCAGAAGCTTTTAGGAAACGATAAGGTTGCATTGCCTAAAGATGAGAACGATACAGTTGCCATCGAAGCGCTGCATCGGGCATTGGGCGTACCGGTTGAAGCTAAAGATTACGATCTTCCAGCGCCGGATCCAATCGAGGGTATGGAAGCAGTTACCTTTGGAACGGATGAGTTTAAGGCATTAGCGCACAAGCACAATCTCACACCGGCCCAGGCAGCCGGGATCCAAACGGATTATGTTGAGATGCTTACCGGCATCAAAACAAAAGCGGAAGCTGATTACCTTGCAGTTGTTACGCAATCCAAAACAGATCTCAACAAGGAATGGGGATTGGCGTATGATCAAAAGGTTAAGCTGGCTCAATCCGTTATGAATAAGTTTGCCGGATCAAAAGAAAACTTTGATTACATCAACGCTAAGATCGGAGCGGATCCGATAGCGCTGAAGTTTCTGGCAGAAGTTGGCGGCCAATTTTCCGAGGGATCATTAGGGGAAATGGGAGAGTTTACATCTAAGTTTACAAAAACGCCGGCGGAAGCTAAGATTGAATATGAAACTATTATGAGCGATGCCAATGATGATTATTGGGCCGGAGTACGGAATAAGAAAGTTATCCCGGAATCGCAGCGCAAAGCAAGAGTTTCGTATGTTGAAGATCTATTAAGGATGCAGAATCCATCGATACCTTTAAGAGCCGATGGATCTGATCAGAAGTAAAAGTTGTCCAGATACTCTGTAAAGACCTGGAAAATCTTATCGCAGAGTTGGCCCTTTTAGGATACCCAACTAAGCAATTCAGTTAAGTTTAATTTCTTAAAAGGAGCCGAACAATGGCAACAGAACTCGATATTAGAGCGCAACAGTTTTCACGCAATGTTGTACCTCTAGCACAGCAAACATATTCCAAGATGTATTCTACTGTAATGCAGAAGAGCGATGTAAACGCTAAAAGCTTTTCGCAAGATCAGATCGGTACATGGAGTATGAGCGCAAAGGGCGGATTGAATGTTGATACGCCTGAGAACGATCCAAATCTGCAACGCCGATGGGCATATATCAGTACCTATGCCGATGCTCGCCTGTTAGACCGATCCATAAATCTTCAGATTCTTTCTGATCCCAAAAGCGAAATGACTATCAACGCAGCCAGAGCGATTGGCCGCCAGATTGACGATAACATTTACGCTGCATCATTGGGTACAGCTCAATCCGGAGAAAATGGCGGAACAGCCAACACCTTACCAGCTGGGCAGATTGTTGATGCCGGCGGCGCTTCTGCGCTTACGATTGACAAGATCCGGACAGCCGGGCAGATCCTTGACGAGAATGATGTTGATGAATGGGATCGTTATGCTTGGGTTACACCGGCAAGCATCCAGCAGTTGTTGGGAGATACACAGGCCACATCAACGGATTACATGAATGTTAAAAATCTGTTGAACGGAACAATCGATACTTTCTATGGCTTCAAGATCCTTTGGAGTACAAGGGTATCGGCGCAGAATGTGGGAGCTATATCTCAAACAGTTTTCTTTCAAAAGAGCGGCATCTGTTGTGGTACTCCGGAAATGCTTTACATCCGGACAGATGAAAGATCCGATAAATCTTATTCATGGCAAGTTTACTATGAATTGAATATCGGAACAGTACGGCTTGAAGAAGAGAAAGTTGTTAGAGTTGATTGTGATGATTCAGTTGTTGTATAAGGGATCGGCGCTCTTATAAATCCATGCCGTAAAAAGTCGAGTGGAAAGGCAACGAATATGTAAAAACTTTTTCCAACAAATCTTACTAACCCTTTTAACCTATCAACGATAGGAAGAGGAGAAAAACAATGGCAGAAGTCAATGGAGTAAATGTAACAAAGTACGATGCTGGAACGAGTGATACAACCTGGATCGATCAAGGGTTGATCAAATCAAGTATTAAAATCTGGAGCGATGTATATGAAGCGGTTGCAGTTAATATCGCCGATACAATCGTTATGGCAGTTTTACCAGCTGGCGCAGTTATCCATGATATTCTTTTACAACAGGATGCTCTTGGAGCCGCAACAGTATCCATCGGGGATGCCAACACAGCCGGGCTGTATGCGGCTGGCGTAGATGTTTCGACCACGCTTGCCACGAGTGGATTGTTGCCGGATGGCGCTCAGTATGTTATTGGCACAAACGCTGACGATGAGCGTATTCTCTTGACAGTTGCCGGAGCAGCAATTACCGGAACGATCAAGATGGCTGTACTCTATACCAACTAAGAATCGGTTTATAATCTATTCCCGGCTGGCCTTGCGCTGGCCGGGAGTATCTAAGGAGAATTATGGCCGATCAAACAACTATCGTTAATCGAGCATTAACATTGCTCGGAGCGGAGCCAATAAATAACTTAACGGATAATACTCCGGAAGCGCAGATTGCTAACCGGGTTTATGAGGAAGCCAGAAGATCGATCCTTAGTGAATGTTTATGGAACTTTGCAACCAAACGCATTGTACTGAATCAAGTTGTAGGCACACCGGCCTGGAGCTTGGATCAAGTAAATAATATATTTCAGCTGCCAAGCGGTATAATCCGGATCTTCGGAATATCGAGTAACGCCGCAACCTGGCGCATCGAACAGGATAAGCTGATCACAGATGTAAGCGATATAGGGATAATCTATGTATTCAACTTAACGGATACATCAAAGTTTTCTTCATCGTTTACAGATGCGTTTGCGGATAAGCTGGCTGCTGATATGTGCTATGCTATCCTCAATTCCAATACAGAAGCTAAGTTATTGCTTGAGAAGTACGATGGCGAAAGCTTGCCTAAAGCAATGAGCGAGAACTCGCAAGAGGGAACGCCGCCGCAAGTACAAGACGATCTATGGGTTTACGCTAAGTATGGCTACACTCCGGTAAATAGATCGGGGATATTCATTGCCTAAAGCAGCTCCTATTTCAGCAACATTCGCATCCGGCGAAGTTTCTCCGTTGATGTATGGCCGGGTTGATCTTCAGCAGTATTACAATGGCCTGGAGATTGCGGAGAATTGCCTGGTTAGGCCCTATGGCCTTATCATGAACAGGCCCGGATCAGAGTTTATAGCTCCGGTAAAGTATCCAGATAAGGATACTCGATTGCTGGAGTTTGTCTTTAATGAATCGGATGCTTTCATCATTGAGTTTGGAGAGTTTTATTTCCGATTCTTCACACTAGGCGCAGCTGTAACTGAGCCATCCAAAGCAATAACAGCCGCAACACAAGCCAATCCATGCCAGCTTACCATTACCGGCCATGCCTATTCCGTCAATGATGAGATCGTTATCTCCGGCGTTGTAGGAATGACAGAGCTTAACGGCAATCGATACCGGGTTAATACAGTTGTTGATCCGAACAACATCACGATCAAAGATCTCGATGGTACGCCAATCGATTCAACCGGATACACATTGTACATCTCCGGCGGAATCTCCAAAAAAATATATGAAGTTGCCCACACTTATACAGAAGCGCAGCTCTTTGATGTGCATTATGCTCAGATCAACGATGTTGTGAATCTCACGCATGGAGCGCACAGGCCAGCGGAGCTTATCCGTATGGCTGCGGATAGCTGGACACTTGTGGATATTGATTTCATTGGCGGCCCGGTACAAGATATAAATATCACGCCGGTAACGATCACGCCATCAGCTGATACCGGATTAGGGATCACACTTACAGCATCAGCCGCAACATTCTTAGCCGGCCATGTTGATTCAGTTTGGAAGATCAAAGATGGATATGTAACGATTACGGCTTTTGGATCAACCACATCCGTAACAGCCGATGTGCAAGGAACGGATAACTTAGGCACAGGCCCAGGCGCTACAACCGAATGGAGCGAAGCATCCTGGAGCGATGTGGCCGGATGGCCGGCAACAGTTACTTACCATGAGCGCCGGCGATGGTATGCCCGGACAACAAACCAGCCGCAAACCCAATGGGCGAGCAAACCTTTTATATACGATGATTTCGATACCGGAACAGGCAACGATGATGATGCGCTTGATCTAACGCTCAACACAGAGAAAGCGAATGATATTAAGTGGATGAGCAGCGGCACAACTTTGGCAACCGGAACATTCGGCGGAGAGTTTATATCTTCATCCGGAACGAATGGGATCTCTTTAACTCCGGACAATGCCAACGCTGTACGGCAAACCGGCTGGGGATCCTTAAACATTCAGCCGCAGAAGATCGCAAACTTTATTTATTATATTCAAAGAGCATCCCGGAAAGTTAGGGAGCTATTTTATTATTGGGATCTCGATACTTATAAATCTGTTGATATGACGATCCTAAGTGAACACATAACGGAATCCGGTATTATAAATATGACATATCAGCAGAATCCGGATACAACTCTTTGGTGTGTTAGAGAAGATGGGGAGATCTGTACGCTGGTTAGAGAAGAAGATCAGCAAGTAAAGGCATGGACACGACAAGTAACCGATGGATTCTATAAATCAGTTGCAGCTATCCCATCTTTTCTAGGGCCGTATGATGAGGTATGGATCATCGCCGAGAGAACTATTAACGGAATAACTAGGAAGTACATTGAGCGCTTTGAAGATCCACAAGTGCCGGATCGCCAGGAAGAATGTTTTTATGTTGATTCCGGATTAAAGTTTTCAAGCTATGATCAAACTACCGGGATCTCTTTATCGCTATCCGCATTAACCGGAGCGATCACAGCAACGGCATCCGGATCTTATTTCAATGCCGGAGATGTTGGCCAGAGGATCCGAGGAATAGATGCGGATGGAGAGTTTGTTGGAGAGATGATCATTACAGGATATACATCTCCAACGATTGTAACCGGTACATCCACATTCGATTTTGATGGCACAGCTTATGCAGCGAATCTTTGGGGATTGAGCGTTACAACACTTTCTGGCCTTGATTACCTGGAAGCTAAAACAGTTTCGATCTTAGGCGATGGCGCTGTTCAAACGCAAAAGGTTGTGGCATCCGGCGATGTTGTTATGGAGCGAGATGCTTTTGAGATCTCCATTGGATTGCCGTACACATCAATAATGAAAACATTATCAATCGAATCCGGATCAGCAACCGGAACGGCCCAGGGCAAGCTCAAGAGATTGTATCAGCTGGGCCTTAGAGTTTACAAAACATTAGGAATCAAAGTTGGCGGATCGGTGGACAAGGTTTTCAATGTAACCTTGAGAGAGCCGGTTGTTGAAATGGGCCGGCCAATACCTTTGGTTTCAGATACTATCCCTAACATCCGCTTTACCGGCGGATGGGTTTACGAGGGTAAGGTTGTGATCGTACAAGATACTCCATTACCAATGCACATATTGGATATAATGCCGCTTCTTAAAACAAGCGATAAATAAGGGAATTACAAATGGGCGCATTTACAACAGCATTACTCGCAGCCGGTACAGTTATGAAAGTTGTTGGCGGCATCAAGGCCGGGCAAGATGCTCAAGCTGCCGCTGAGTACAATGCGGCTGTTTACAGGCAACAATCAGAAGCCATCGATGTTAAGAAACGAATATCCGGAAAGCGATGGGATCGTGTAATCCGGCAGCTGGGCGGAAAGCTTACAAGCGCCGTTGCATCCAGCGGCTATGATTATGCCGGATCCTTTCTGAAAGTGATCAATGATCGCATGACCGAAGCATATCTGGATAAGCAAGTTGAGAATTATAATCTTGAATTGAGCAAATCTCAATCATTAAGCGCCGCAGAAGAAGCGCAGAGAGCCGGATCTAGGGCGAGAACAGCATCCCTATTCGATGCCGGCGGCACGATCTTAACTGAGGGCAACGAATGGTACAGCAAATATGGGCGTAGCAGCGATAATCCAACAGGCGATTTTAGCAAAACAACGCCAACAGAATTAGCAGCCGGGCAAAGCTTATTGCCAAAATATCGTAAGGGATAAATAAAATGGCAAAATTACCAGGATATGATTCAAGCAAAGTTATGAGTACCGAGCCATCGGTACAGATGAAAGATATGGCTCAAGAGCAGCAGATGGGCAAGAATATCCAATCTTTAGGTAAAGTTGCCAGGGATCTTGCAACTGTATGGCAAGATGCGGAAGATGCGGCCCAAACTCTTGAGGGCCAGAATAAGATTGATCTAGGCCAGGCCGATGTATTTGATCGAGCCGCAAAGGATCCGAAATATGATAACTCCGAGGAATACCACGATGATCTAGAGAAGATCAGAGAGGGATCGCTTGAGAACTTTACCAATGACCAGGCCAGGCAGAAGTTTGCGATCACAGCAAACAATCAAACGGCAGCGGCCAGGATAAAGGTTGATGGAGTATTCCGTACAAAGTTTCAAGATCATTACAAAGGCCAGATCATTACATCGCATGAAAAGAATAAGCGAGAGTATATTTCAACCGGAGATGAAGCGGCAATGGATAAGCAGCGGCTCGCTGTTGGCATCGCTTTAGAGAAAGGCGCTGTTAGCGAGGTATTTGTTGCGAATGAAGAGGTAAAGATCCAGGATTGGAATCATCTCCGGTATCTTCAGATGGCTCAGAATGGCCAGGTTGAGGAAGCGCTGAAGATGATTGATGAATCCGATATGCAACCATCGGAGAAAAATGCAGCCAAAGCAAGCATTATGACAATGGCCAGGCAAGGCGCTATCATCTCACAGATCGAGCAGATCAACGCAGAGCAACAGATGTTTGCTGAATCAGATGCCTTTATTGATGATCCGGATAAGAGCTATGTTGAAAAACTTGATTTCCTTGAACAGCAAAAGAAGTTTGGCTTATCAGCAGCAGATTATACTAAATTGCTAGGATCCTTGACAAGTGCCAATAAAATTGCCGCTGAGAGCCACGCTGAAGCCAACGCAGATATTGCATTGAGTATTGCTAGGATGGATGGCGGCATTACTCAAAAGAAAGACGGCATGAGAGATATTGGAGAATATCTTAGAAGCTTAAAGAAAACAAGAGAGTTGATAACGGATAAACACGCTCAAGGAGTTATAACCAGGGCGGAAAAAACAGATTTCATTGCGGATCTGAATAAGATCGTTGAAGAGGAAGAGAACATTGCAACCAATAAAATAAAAAAGAAAACATTGGCTGCGCCTGGATTCGGATTATTTACATACGGCTACGATGATGCTTATAAGGATATGCAAGAAAACCTTGAAGCTCCGGGCCTTATTGATAAAGCTTTCCTTGATTTCTATTACGAGAACATCCGGCAAAGACAAGGCCCAGGAACATTAAAGCAAGGTATGTTGGAGAAAGATCGGAAAGCATCGGTTATAAGGATCATTGACCGGTACAATGAAAAGCTAGTATCAGAGATCAAAGAAGAAATGAGGGCGAGAACAGGATTAAGACCAAAGGCGGTAACGCCGGTTGAAGAGATATTGAAGAAGAGCGGCGCAACGATGGCCAATGTAGAAGCTGCGGCAAAGAAGCATGGAGTTACAACGGATGAAGTTATTAGGAGAATGAGAGCGGAACATGGCAAACCTTGATCATCTATTTACGGAAACTGAAAAGAAAGATCCGGCAGTTGCAACGGCAGAGCCGGCAGAGAAGCTGGATTATCTTTTTAGCGAAGAGAACGAGTTTACAAGCGATCTCGATTATCTCTTTGATACGAATCTGAATTACGCAACCAGGAAGCCATCAGCCAGGGATATGATGCTTCAAGATGGCGAAATGAGCGTATTCTCTGAAGATGAGCGCAAAGCTTTAAGGGATCAAGGCCCGATAGGTATCGGAGAAGCGTTTGATCGCCAGAAGAAATTGGAGCTGATCCCATTTTCTCCAACAGGCGTGATGGATGCCTGGAGTGTGCATAGCTCAGTTACCCGGCTTCAAAAAGACGAATATGGAGATGATTGGCTTTCCCGGCAAAAGGATGAGGAGAATGTTTTGCAGTTTATGAGATCGCTGGAAGAGGAACAGATCCGGGGTTTCACATGGGGATCCAATGTGTATCGTGTAGCGAGCCAGATGCCGGCGTTTATGGTAGAGTTTATGGCAACCGGGGGGATGGCATCACTTGCCAAAAAAGGCATACAGAAAGGCGCTATAAGCGTTGCTAAAGGGGTTGCTAAAGCCGGAGCCGGGAGAATGGCCCGGAAATTGGCCAGAACAGGGTTTAAGTACGGCGCAGAGGTATCCTTGAGAACGCCTATGATGTACAACCTTTATTGGAAAAAGTACCATGAGAATCAGATCTTTGCGAATATAGCGCTCACAGATAAAGGCGTACAGATCCTTGAAGCGCCTATGGAGAGCAAGGCCATATCGTTTGTTAGGGCCTATGGAGATGCTTTCATCGAGGTTGGATCAGAACTTTTAGGATCTAAGATATTCAAACCATCGGGCCGGATGATCGGCGGCAAGCTACAACCATTCAAAAAGGGCCTAGCAGCGAAGCTATCTCCAGAGGTTAAGGCCGGTATTACGAAGTTTATGAAATGGGTATCGGCGGATGGCAAGATCACAAGAGCTTTCCAAAAGGGCGGATTCGATGGGATCATTGAGGAAATCGGAGAGGAAGTTGTTGGCGATCAGCTGAGAGCGGCCTTTGGCGTTGAGGATTTTGGAGAGGATAACATCATCGATTCAATGAGAGCGGCTGTACCCGGATGGGATGATCTGAGCGTTATGGCCGGAGCATTTTCGATCCCTGGCGTTACATCGTACTCCAGCCAGAGATTGTACAATAAATTGATCAAAAGAGGGGTTGAGAAGAGCAAGGCCCAGCAGATTATTGATCTAGCATCGCAAACTGATAAGGAGCGGATGCTCACAGATTTTATGAAAGAAGAGAATGAGTGGCTGAGAACGGCTGTTACAAAGGCGCTGGCTGGCGATGAGCTGACAGATGATGAGCGGTTTGGCTTAAATGAGAAGTTTTATGAGTACATGGATTCCGGAGATATTACTGTAACGGAAACGGAAGCCGGGCAGATACCGGGCCGGGAGAAAGGCGAAGTTGCTGATATTGAAAAAGCCAAAGCGATCCAGGCCGTTGAAAAGAAAAACATCTCTTCCTTTATCGCTGAGAAGCATGAAGCTTTTAAATCCAATCTCCGGTATGTTGCATCAACAGAGCTGGCGGATGAAGTACCGGCTGATAAGGCAATGAGCGTACTGAAGAAACAGCTATCCAAAGAAGAGCTTGATTATACCGGCATTGCAGATTTCCTTAAAACCAAAACCATGTTTACCCGGCAAGAGATCATTGATTACATCGATGCGCATAAGGTTAAGGTTGAGGTTGTTTTCAAGGGCGGCGAAGCGGAAGATCTTGAGCCATTAAGAGCGGAATCTGAAAAGATCACAACTAGGGTTGAAGAGCTAAATAAGAAGTTTGGGGATGTTACCGGAAAAGATCTTAGGGATTATGTGTATCCGGGAATTGAAGATACTGAGCTTTATGCAGAGCTTTCAGATGAGGGCCAGGCGATATTGAATGAGCGGCAAGAGATTCTGGATAAAAGGATTGAGATAAATAGGAGATTAAAAGAAGCTTATCAGAGAGGGCAAGAAACCCGGCATGATTCCGCAAATCTTGTTTTACCCGGCGGCGAGAATTATATGGAGATCCTTGTTACATTGCCGGTTGCGGAAAAGAAAGAAAGTTTTACTGTTAAGAAGCTCGCTGGCAATTTGTTTGGAGTATATGACAAAGATGGAAATGAGTTAGCCACAGGATCAACAGAGGAGATAGCAGTTACAGCGGCTAGAAACTTGGGTAGATTAAGAACTCCTAGAGATAAATTAGGCGGAGTACCGGTACAGTTGGATGTTAATGATGAAAACAGCGATGATCTGGAGCTTGCAACAAATAAAGATTCCGTAGAATTATCAAGAGATGGAGTTGATTATATCTTGCAATATGAATCTGGAGAGATCATATACCACAGCACACAGGGGGAGTTTCAAGCAGAGGTTGGAGTTGATCATTTTATTAACCCGGTATTAACTGATGTTGAGCAATGGCTGGTTGATAATCTTGATACCGAGGAGCTACAAGGATTCCAGGATCTCGCTCCGGCACAAACAGATGATTACAGATCTCCGCATTGGGAAGAGAAAAATGTACTCGCATGGATCCGGGTAAACTTCCGGACAGATGCCGATGGCAACAAGGTACTCTTTATCGAAGAGATGCAAAGTGATTGGCATAAAGAGGGCCGGAAGAGAGGTTATCGGAAAGAGTTGCTGAAAGAATTGCCGGATGGATTCAGAGTGTTTAAGGATGGGGATGGATACAGGGTACATTCGCCGTTGCCGCCGCAAGGAAATAATGCGCTTGTTGCTACCGGGAGAACAGAAGAGGAAGCAACGAAAAATGCTCTTGAAGCTTTAGGCAGAGGATTCAGAGCTGAAGAAGCCGCTCCGCCAGATGCTCCATTCAAGAAATCTTGGCAAGAGCTGATGATCAAGCAAGCGATCAAAACAGCTATTGATAACGGCGCAACAAAGGTTGCATGGATCAGCGGCGAGCAATCATCGGATCGGTATGGCTTAGAAAAATATCTTGAGTTTCTGCGGTATTACAAGAATGAAGATGGATCTTATGAGCTGGAGTTTATGGAAAAGGGATCTCGGTACTCACAGAGAAAACCCATAAAGGATGAAAAAGAATTAGAGGATTATGTTGGCGCAGAGAATGTTGCGAAGATGAAAGCTGGAGAGGGAGCGTTCAGCGATAAGAATGAAGATATATCGGTTGTTAAGAGAGGTAAGGCGGTAAGGATATTCCAGAAGAAATATACAGTTAAAGAAAAGATGTTTGAGTTTAAGAGGGAAGATGGCACAACCGGGAAACACAAAAGATTTATGATCCTTGTAGATGGGAAGCTTATACCTGGAGAGCAGCACGAAACAGAGAATCAAGCAAGGAACAGGATCACATGGATTGGCGCTGATCATTGGTTTGTTGAGTTTGCGGATGGAACAATAAGCACAACGCCTTTACTAGACAAACAAGCAGCCGAAGATCTTATGCGCCGGGCAAATTACCGGGTTAAGAATCCGGTTATGGAGTTATCCGGCGAGGGATTGAAAGTTGGCGGCGCAAAGCATAAAAAGTTTTATGATCAGATGCTTCCTGACATTGTTAATAAGTACATCAAGAAATGGGGAAGCAAGGTTGAGATGATTCCAATCCAGGGTATTGCGGAATATGTATCAGCTGAAGAAGCCAGAAAAGCTTATGAATCCGGATTGGGTGTTGTTGCTGATCGCCGGGATGGATCAGATTCAGAAGTACAATCAAAGGAAGAGCTTGAAGATGAGATTGAATCCGGAAGTAATTTATGGATTGATGGTGGAGAATACGGCCCGAAGAAACAGATGGGTTTTGAGATTACTCCCATGATGAAGATCGAGGTTTCCGAGATCGGCCAGCCGTTATTCGGATCGAAACTTGCTGGCGGAGTTACCGGAGCGGATGCGATTGAAGTACCACAGATCGTTGAAGAGATCTTGGTTAAAGCTTTTCATGGAACAATGACGAAGTTTAAACAATTTTCAAAAGAGAAAGCCGGGATTGAGAGCGATTTTGGAGCTGGAATATATTTTAGCGATAGCGAGTACGATGTTGAAAGCAACTATGCGGATGAAGAGGGCGGCCCGGATATGAAGCTCCGGGTTGAAGCTTTGGCTGATCGTTATGCGAATGAGATGGAAGATGATCCAAAGTATGCTCATCTATCAACTGCCGGCAAGTATGAGGTTGCCAAAGATCGAGCCAGGGAAGAGGTTGCTCCAGGCCAGGCACGAATGATCGAGGTAAAACTGAAGATCAAGAATCCGGTTATTGTTGGCGGAGAGAAAGAAACTCAGTTTACCTATGAAGAGGATTACAACGAGGAAACAGAAGAGTACGGCGAGCCAACCGGTACGCTAGTTGATTTCATCGAAGCATTTAAAGACGCAGCCAGCGGTTATGGAGATCCCGGTTATATTCAAGACGCTGTTAATAAATTATTTGAAGCCGGGATGGATCTATCAGTATCGGCTCAAGAGTTAGTTAAGATTGTCAAGAATAGCGAAGCGATGTATCTTGAGGATCCGGAAACCGGATCGCTTGCAATCAGCGAGATCATCCGGCAAACCTTTGAAGATATGGGATACGATTCGATCATAGATCACACAGTAGATCAGAAGTTTCAAAATATGCCCAATATCCAGGGCGCAACGCATTACATCGTATTCGATCCTAATATGGTTGAGATGGTTGATACCGGCCTTGATGAGCCAACAACGAAAAAGGGCAGAGCTGATAAGTACCGGGAGATGGCGGAGCGGATCTCTGAGATCGTTAAATCAAAGGAAGATCTTAAAGACAAGAAATCCCAGGCCAGAGAGATGCTTGATTTCTTTAAAGAAGAGCGGATGCAATGGAAGAATAAGATCCAGCGGTACGATGATGGCGTTATGGATGAAGAGTTTAATGAGCTTCCGGTATATTACCGGGCCAAAGATGGCCAGAAGCTTGATAGCGCAGCAAGCGAAGCTAAGAATGATGCCAACAGCTCTTTCCAGGGCGAGGGCGATATGGAGTTTAGGGATTTTCTGATCCAGCTGGAGAGCGATTACCAGAGGGCAAAAGATGAGCTTAAAGATATTAACGACCAGATCCGCATGGAAGCTGAGAAGAAAGAGATCCAGAGTGAGATCTCTTCCTTACGACAGCGATTATCTGATTTTAAAGCTGGCATTGCAGAAGCAACTAAGGAAGCAAAGGCGATGTTTAAAACAAAGGTCGCTCAAGATAAGCAGATTGCTAGGGAAGAGAAGAAGCTCCTGGATGCGGCAAAGGCGGAAGTTAAGCGCACAGCTAGATCTTTATTGCCGGCCCAGGGTAAGAGATATTTCAACAAGATCATTACGGCGATTGATTCCGTTAAAAAGGTTGAGGATGCGCCAGCTGCCATTGCGATCATCGTTGATAACTATGAGCAGTATTTAGATCGATGGGCCAGGGCGAAAGCGGTTAAGCAGATCTTAAAGAAGTACAAACGGCCACAAAATGTATTGGATGTTAAATACCGGGAGCAGATCAAATCGATCTTATCTCAATACGGCGAGAAGAGAGCGGAGCAGCGCAAAGCTCTAAGCCAGATGAATACCGATGAGCTGGTTGATCTAGCCAGGGAAGTATCCCTGTTAATTGAAGAGGGCAAACTATCTCTGGCCCGGAAGAATGAGATGAAGATCATGGCAAGCGAGATCATGCGTGGAGCCGGGATCGTTGCAGCCGGCGGAAGAGTTGATATTGAAGCCATTGGATCCTTAGAAGAGATCCGTAAAGCCGGATTGAATCCTATGAAACAAAAGGCGCTCAAGTGGAAATATGGATTTGCAAGGCCGCTGAGAATGATCCGATCCATCTTTGGAAAGTACGGCGAGAGAATGTTTTATGATGTGATCGAGAAAGCTGAAACATTAGCGCAGCATTTAAAGATCAAGCGCCTTACCCGGATGGATGAGGTAATGAAAAAGCATAATGTTAAAACATTCGATCTCGGCAAAACAGTAACCATTGATGGCCACACATTCCAGGTTAATAACATTATGACAATGTTGGCGCAGCAGAACAACAAAGAGGGCCGGGCCGCCATTATTCATGGTAATAAGATAAGCGAGGAAACCTATGAAAAGTTTATCTCCTATCTCAAAAAGGAATATCCCGGAGCGGCGGCGGCAGTTTCAGAGATCAAGGTTATTGTTGGGGAGAGATACGAAGATCTGCGGAAAACTATGGCGGATTCATTTAATGTATCTCTGGCCAAAGTGGATGATTATTTCCCTATATCGAGGGCGAGGTTTGACCGGAAAGATGAAAAGGATCCGGATGCGATAATGGGGATGGATGTTGTTGGCGAAGCCGTAATGAAAAAAGGGCATGGCGTTAATTATACGGCGGTTGAAAAAGGATTATCTATAACCCGGAAACAGATCTCAGATCGTAATCAGCTTCCGATCAGCTTAAACTTTATGGAAGATGCGGCCAGGGCCATTGACAGCCAGGAGCATCTGATCCATTTCGCCGGAATCCAGAAGATGTATAACACAACCAAAACGGATAAGGATCTCCGGGATGCGGTTGTTTACAATCATGGGATGCAAGCTTGGGAAAGTTTTGATAAGTGGATGAATGAAGCGATCAATCCACGCATCGGGTATCAAGGATTAGGAACATTCGGGCAGATGGCGAAACAGGCCCGGAGATCTTTGGGCGTATTCTATTTAGGGTTTAATGTTATTACGGCTATGAAGCAGTTTCCATCAGCACATCTGGCCCTTAAATATACATCGTTTGGGCAACTTTACAAAAGCATGGCAAAGGTATTCGATCCAGCTCTTCAAAAGAAGATCATGGAATTGGATCCATCAATCGCACATAGGATCGTTGAGCGTGAAATTGGGGAGATCATGCAAGGAGCCAGCAAATTAAATCAAAATGATTTTCTCCGGCAAGCTCAATTAGCGGAGCAATGGCTCGGACAGAAATCAATGAAAATGATCCTAAATATGGATCGCTGGGCCGTTATGAGTGTGTTTGATGCGGTGTATGAGAGCAATAAAAAAGAGCTTGGCCATGATGCAGCGGTTAATCTCGCTCACAAAGCATTGCTTGAAACGCAGCCACAGGGCCGCCGCATCGATCTCCCGGAAGAATACCGGAGCAATGATCAGCTATGGCGCATGATGTTGATGTTCACTAACCAGCTGAATCAGATTTACAATATGATGGCGTTTGATGCCACGACAGAATGGAAAGGCGGCCAGAAGAAAGAAGCCATGATAACTATCGCATCGATCATGCTATCCAATCTGATGATCTATGGCGTATCACATGGCGGATGGGATTGGCCAGAAGATGAAGAAGAGCAATGGAAAGCATGGGTTGAAGCCACGATGGGATCAGCAATTTCTTCAATACCTATTGCCGGTAACTTGGCCATGAGCGCAATAAGAGGTTATTCGCCGCAGCTTTTGGTTGCCGGATCGGTTATTGATAACTACGCATGGAATGTTAAAAAGTTTCAAAATGAAGAGTATGCGCAAGCAACTTTTGATATAATGGTAGATACAGCTGTACTTGCTGGCGTTAAAATACCTTACGGCGCTATAAAAAGATCTATCAAGGGAATCAAGGATGTTAGCGAGGGAGAAACCGAAGATTTAAGAAGATTGATCTGGAGCAAATCGGCTCTGTACGAATAAAAGGAGAAATATAATGACAGTAACTAATACATCAAGCAAACAAGCCGCTCAAGCAATGGATGGAGTTGCAACTCAATTCTTCTTTACATTCCAGGCGTTGCCGGAGAAGCCAGAGGGCATATTAGCATCGATAGTTGATACCACAACCGACATTCAAACTGATCTTATCTACAACGATGGCGGCGTTGATGGATATACAGTATCAGTTGATGATGATGGGGATGGCGGATCGATCACAGTAAACGATGCGAGATCAGCTGATTATGAATTAACAATTTTCCGGGAGTATGAAGAGTTACAGGAAACAAACTATGCGGATTACAATGCTTTCCCGGCGGAAACAGTTGAAGATAACCAGGATCTCTTAACATTTATTACGCAGCAGCTTTCAGAAACGCTATCGAGAGCTATGGTTTTACCGATTACTGTTACCGGAGTTGATACAACATTGCCTGTACCGGAAGCCGGAGCGCCTATCGGATGGAATGATACAGCGGATGGCCTTACCAACAACCCGGATCTTATCAATCAAGTACAAATTGATACTGCGGCAAACCCGGATTATATTGGCGCTGGCGCTGGCGATGGAGTGTTGAGAACAGGAGCCGGGATAACCTATACTGATGGCGGAGATTTCGTTACTCTTACAGCGGATCCATCGACCATTGATCACGATGCTCTGCTCAATTTCGTGGCCCTTGAGCATATTGATCATAGCGCTGTATCAGTTATTGCTGGCACAGGATTGAGCGGCGGCGGAACAATACAAACGGATCGCACTTTAGATGTATCAGCTGATTATGCAGTTATTACAGCCAACGATGGCGCAACAGATGTTACGGCAGTTGAGCTAGAAACCTTAACGGATGGATCCAATGCCGATGCGCTTCATGTTCACGCTAGTATCACAAACGATCAAGTTAAAGTTGATGCAGCGGCAACAAGAGATTACATCGGAGCAACGGCAGCGGATGGAGTTATCCGAGCCGGAAGCTCAATAGCGGTTGCAGATGGCGGAGATTTTATAACGCTAACTGTTAGCGAGGGTAATGTTGATCACGATTCACTATTGAATTATGTTGCTAACGATCATGTGGATCATAGCACAGTTGATATTGCAACGGCTGTTAATACATCTGGCCTGGCCGGCGGCGGAGATATAACGGCAACGAGAAACCTTGTGGTTGATATTCCTAATACCACAGCCGGAACAGTAGCATCGCTTGATGAGGTATTGATTGCTGATGTTGATGATGCGGATAATCTAAAGAGAGTAACGGCTCAATCCATTGCCGATCTAGGCGCTGGCGGCGGAGCGGTAGCAATAGAAGATGAGGGAGTGCCGCTTACAGCAGCAGTTTCTCTAATTGATTTCGTTGGAGCCGGAGTAACGGCAACCAATGTTGGGAGCGTTGTAACAGTTACGATCCCTGGCGGTGGTGGCGGAGCAACGCTTGAGCTGGATGTTACCCAGGGCAACGCTTTTTCTGTTGGAGAATGGATCTATCACAACGGCACAATTTATGTTTTGGCCGATGCTTCAGCGCCGGGTACAGCGGAATCTATTGGCGTTGTTACGGCAGCAACCGGAGCAGATTTCACAGTACAATTCGGCGGCAGAATAACCGGCCTTTCTGGATTGACAGCCGGGGAAGCTCACTTTTTATCTGAAACAGCTGGAGCGATCACAGCCACAGCGCCATCAACAGAGGGCGCAGTTATTAAACCGGTACTGATCGCAGATAGCACAACAACCGGATTCATCTTTAATATGCGAGGGATCGGAGTTACCAGCACAACTTCTTTCTATCAAACATTCCAAAATGCAGCCGGCTTAACTCCGCAATTCACACATAATCTAGGGCATAAGTATTGCATCGTACAAGTTTACGATAACAATGACGATCTTATCCAGCCAGATGATATTACTCTGGATGATAATGATAATTTAACAGTTGATCTTACTTCTTACGGAACACGCACAGGCGATTGGAATGTTGTTATCTTGGATATTGGTACAACGGCAACCAATGGATCAACCTTGCAATCGGCTTTTGATAATGGCCGGACAATATCAAATAGCTCAACAGCAACAGGAATTACTTTAACGCAAGCAGCGGCATTGGCAGCAAGCCAATGGGCCTTTTATCTTTATACTAGCGTTAATCAAGTAAATGGAGCAGAGTTATTTCGGGTTTGGAATAATGGTACAGGATCAACTGATAATGCGGCTCAAATAAGAAATGATGGAACAGGATCAACATTATTACTTACAAACGCATCATCAACGCAACTCGCAACCGGCAAGCATCTTCTTCATGTTACAGATGGAGCCGGGGTAGCGCATACCAACGCTGATTCCGCTTTTGTAAAGATCCAATCGGATCATGCCGGAACAACGGAGCCAGCTCTTGAGATTGCACAAACCGGATCCGGCCCGGCGCTTCAAATGAACGCTCCGATGATTAACTCAGGGCAACCTGCGTTTTGTGTTGGTTGTGAACTTATGACAAACCTTATTGTTGGAACAACAACTATTAAGTTTAGTAATGCTCGGTTCAATAGAGGAAGCCATTTTAATACAGGGACGTATACGTTTACTGCACCCGTAACAGGGTTGTATAAGTTTGATGTAATGTTTATGCTTTATCAAGTTGATTCTAGTGCTACATATTTTGATTTAAACCTTGAAACCACAGCAAAGAGGTATTGGACAAGATTGGACCCAAATGGTCTTGACCAAGATTTAACATTGGGATTTCCGTTGCATATAAATATACTAGCGGATATGACAGCCGCCGATACGGCGTATGTTACATATTTTCAATCAGGTGGAGCAGCACAATCAGATACAGCCGTAAATGAAAGTTGGTTTAGCGGATTCTTAGTCGCATAAAAAGGAGATCAATTATGAAAGAGGGAAATGTTGATGGACAAGGGCAGCAAACATTGGCTAAACAGCCAGCTTTCGGAGCTACATTTTCAACAGATCAAGTAAACATATTGCCCGGCACATCTGTCGCAACATTTTTTGATGTAGCTACCTATGACACTACCGGAGATTATGATACAGTAAATTATAGATACGAAGTTCCTGTTACCGGGTTTTATCAAATCAATATGACAGTTCTTCTTGCGAATGTTGATACAGCAGCGAATTACTATGCAATATATGTAGGTACTTCCTTGGGATTTCCTTTAGCGGCAAGCATAGATCCTACAAAGTATTCTGCTGATGTATCTTGGCTTCCTGTTTGCTTATCCGGCGTGCTATATGCAGCAGTCGGAGAAACAATAAGAGGTACATATCTTCAAAATGGGGGAGCGGCACAAACAGATATTTTGAAAGATGGAAATGCTGGGGGATTCGGCTCGTACTTTTCAGGTATCTTAATAGCATAAAGGAGAAACATTATGGGAAACTCAGCGATCACAGGAATCAATCTAGGTGTACCGGCCTATATCCAAACATTCGATAGTGGCGATGGCGCATCGGTTGCCTTGAATCATAATCTTAACAGCCAATATGTTTCGGTAACTGTTTATGATAATACCGGAAAGATCATTATCCCGGATGATGTAACGGCCACAAGTACCACAGTTGCCACGCTGGATATGACAAGTTACAATCCTGTTAGCGGAACATGGCGAGCCGTTGTTGTTGATACCGGAGCAACCGCATATATAGATGGCAATGTAATTACATCATCTGGAATAATAACAGATAATGCAGTACCAAGAGGGGATGGCGGATCAAGAGGGGTACAAGATAGTACGCTTTTAATCAGCGATAATAATGAAGTTACCAACGCTAATCAGCCGGCGTTTCTTGCAAGAAACAATGCGGCGCAGAACAATATGGCAGTTGGCTCTTCCGTTGATATTGTTTTTGGAGCAGAAGTTTTTGATAGAGGGAGCAATTTTGCTTCCAATGTTTTTACCGCTCCTGTTACCGGGCTATATCATTTAGAGTTTTCTCTAAATCTAACAAACATAGATTCAGCAGCAACAAGTTATAATATCCAGATATTCACAACGGCCAGATCTTATAGGTTTGTTTTAGATCCAAGACAGTTTGCGGGAGATATTGTTGGTAAATATGCTATTAGCAATTCTGTTTTAGCTGATATGACAGCTACCGATACCGCAAAGATAACTTTTGATCAGGCCGGCGGATCTGCACAAACAGATATTGTGGATAATAACGATGCAACATTTTCTGGATATTTGGTAGCATAAAAAGGAGATCATTATGGTTAAAGTAGGAGATTTAACAAAAACAAATCTATCAGTAACTTCTCCATCGCCGTATCTTGGCAGCTTTCAAAGAGATATGACGGCTGCAAGCGGAGATCAAGAAATAGATATTGGGTTCAAACCTAACTTGATTATATTTAGCTGGGGGATAGATGGTTCTCCTGATTCAAGGAGAGGGATTAGTTTTGTGCAAGGAACCACAAGAGGGTATTACTCTATTTTCCCTGGATCTATGAGTTTTACGAAAGCACAAACAAGCGGAAATTATATTATAGCGTACGAAACCGGCTCAATACTTCAAGCCGGGGATCCTATTGTTTCTGATGATGATGGGTTTACTGTAACTTGGACAAAAATAGGCGCTACTTCCGCCGGAACATTGTTTATAAACTTTGTAGCATTTCAGTAAACATAAAAACCCTTATTAAAAGGAGATAGCAGATGAAAGATTTACTTATTAAAGCACAGGGCCTAGTGGATGATTTAAACCGGGAGCTTTCAGAAGCAAAGCAAGCCAACGCTGAAGCTAACCAGGCAGCAGCAAGCGCAAGGATCCTAAAGAATAGTTTGGATGCTCAATCGATAGAGCTTGCGGATCGGGAAATATCGCTTGCACAAGGCGAGAAGCCGATCAAAGCGGCGGTGGAAGCCAGGCGGATAAGCGGAGAGAATGTATTATTATCCGGGAAGATCGAGGAATCAAGGCAAGATCTTGAGAATAAGAAGAGAGAGTTTGCGGCGGATATTGCAAAGCAGAGAGCGGATCTGAAGTTGGAACAGGATGAGGTTGCTAATACAAGGGCCAATTTTAAGGTACAGGCGGATGCTTTAAAGGACAAGGAAAAGAAACTTGAGGAAAAACTTAAAGCATTAGGGTTGAAACTAGCGTAATGGGCCAGATACTCACAAACAGCCAGAGAATAAAGCTTACCAGGGATGGAACAGCTGATTTTCAATCCATCCGGGATGATAACGGAGTTGATCCGGAATACCATGCCTTTATGACCTTTGGCCGGCAATCGGATGGCGAGCAAGCTGTTTATATGATCGTTAAGATTGATGATCCATCCGGAGAATCAGTTTTAACTTATCACTTTAATTGGAACAGCGCAAAGGCCGGAGCCGTTGAGTTTGAAACGGCCTGGACAAACCGGGCAGCATTAACCTATGTACGATATGATAAAGTATTATTGGAGTTTTTTACAGCATGACAGTTGAGCTAAGAAGAGTTGTATCACAGCCGCCGGTAACAGGAACGCCGTTAGATCCGCTATATGTGGTTGTGCAAGGGATCTCGATCATCACTTTTAACAAGCCGGGATCTGTTGCGGCGGTAGCGCCATCTGTAAAAACAACTATTGTTTCTCAAGTTTATGTGGCCAGCACGATTGAAAATGTGCCATTGATTTCAGTATCCGGTACGAATTATGCAAAATGGTTTTTTGCGATCAACGGATCAGATATTGACATACGGCGTACCGGGCCGGATCTCAACCTTGATTTTAACTTTACCGGCGCTCCATTCTCTTTAACACCGGGGGATGTTGTGGATGTTAAGGTTGAACACTTTAACGCTGGCGCAGAAGATTTTGAAGCCACGATATATGGATACGCATAATGGCTGATATGGGGATGCACTTAGTACCGGCGGATAATACAGCAAAGCTGTATGATCTTGAGATGCTGCTGGAGAGCAAGAAATCCCAGCTGGTACGCATAGAGCAAGATATTAAGGATATTACAAACATCGCTCTAAAGGCGAAAGAGCGAGAGCGGCACATGACGAGTAAGGATATTGAAGAATGTAAGCGCAAGATTGCATTGCTTCAGAAAATAAAAATGCAATCAAACGATGAAATCATAGATGTAACAAACAAGTAAAGGAGAAATAAAATGGCAGATTCGGCTTTCAAAACCCAGGTATCGAAAGATGAAAACGCCAACGCAGTAACTAATCAAATGTTTGTGCAGCTTACAGATGGCACAAGCGGCGTTACAGTTACCGGTAACAAGTTGGATGTAAACGCATCAGTAACACTTGAAACGGCCTATGTCGATGATAGCGCTTTCACTATCGGCACAGATAAGGTTAATGCTCAAGGTTTTCTTGCGGATGAAACAGCAACGGATTCTGTTGATGAGGGCGATATTGGTTTAGCTCGCATGACACTTGATCGCCGCATGATCACATCATCGGAACAATCCGGAACATGGGATATTGGCACAGTAACAACTTTGACAGGCATTACCAATGATGTAAACATCGCTGATGGTGGAAACACGATCACAGTAGATGGAACAGTTGCAGCAACCCAATCGGGTACATGGAACATC